GATGAGAAGATAGTGATTATGAGATCGTGGTGCGTGGACCGGGATGATAATCATGGTGGAGGTGCAATAGCGATACCAAAAGGATGGGTAACAAAGATAGAATATTTACAAGGAACACATGCAAACATACGAAATTAATTTATGGTTAGATAAGAAGATAATAGAAAAGGTTGTAAAACAATTTGACAACGACGAAGAGGTATTGCAATATATACAAGACAATTTTGATACAGATCCAGACCCAAGTTTTCCATCACTAGATCCTACAAGAGGATATACAAGACCAAAAGCTTCTAAATATACTATTACATGGTCTAGAGTGCATACATATGTACGTAAAAAAGGACCACATAGGATAGAGCTGACAGAAGAAGAAAAAGAAATACAGAAAACTTTGGAAGCGTCAATAACAAAAGAAGCAATTGATGAGTGGGGAGAAGCAGAAATGTTAAACGAAGTAAGAAAAGATTATTGGAGTAACCCAGATGCCAAAGGACTTGAAGAAAAAAGATAAACAAGGGCTAACACCCAAACAAAAAGTAGTATTTGAAGTAATACGAGATTTTATTAAACAAAATGGTGTTGCACCATCATATGAAGAATTAAAACAACTTATTGGATCAAAATCCAAATCACACGTGCATGGGTTTGTACACCAATTAGTGCAGCGTGGATGGATAGGTAAGGGAAATGGCAGAAATCGGTCAATTTATATTTTGTAATGTGGCATGTATAGTGATATATTTACTGTTTTTAAATTATTTTTTTGTTACCGGGATCAAAAGTGGTGCCACAGTGACACAAATGATGATTACGCTATATAAATCAATGACTTATCTTGTGGCACCTATGTGTCACTACTCTAGACGACGCAAGGCACTTTTTTGTTTTTTAGAAAATAAAATGAGTAAAAATTCAACTATACTGCGGGTTTTAGCATGGTAGATAAAAGATTAACTGGTGACACAAGTGGTGACACAAATATGGCAAAAAGATATCCAATCAGAAATGATGGATTGACAGACAAACAACGTGTATTTGTAAAAATATATGCAGAGAACGAAGGTAGATTAACACCAACAGAATGTGCAAGACAAGCAGGATATGCAGAGGACAGAGCAAACACAACTGCATCAGAATTATTAAATGGCAAACGCTTTCCAAAAGTTGTAGAAGCTGTGTTGGCACGCAGAGCAGAGTTACAAAAAACACATGAGGTTAAATTAGATAAACATGTGCAAGAATTGGCTAGGCTACGTGAGAAGTCATTGGCAGAAAAGTCTTATAGTGCTGCTGTTAATGCTGAGCGGTTGCGTGGGCAAGCTGCAGGATTGTACATCGATAGAAAAGAGATCAGAACTGGTAGTATTGACTCTATGTCTAGAGAAGACGTTTTAAAAGCATTACAGGAATTAGGTATAGATGGACAAATTAAAAAAGAAGGTAACAACACAATCATATCGGTCGAGAAATCCGATAGCGAAGGACTTAAAGACATCACGCCTGTACCATCAGAGGATAAAAAAGAACAAGAAAAAGTATGACCGTAAAAACGGAGACAAGTTTTTGGAAGAGTTTCAAGAAGTACTTAGACGCTGGTGAATACATATCCTCAAGACTAGAAAGCTACGTTACACCAGGTTTCCCAGATTGCTTAATTTATCATAAAGATACAGGATTCTTTACAGTAGAGTTAAAGGTCGCTAATAGTAGTAATAAAGTGGTACTATCTCCATTCCAAATTGCATGGAATATGCGTCATGCTACAGCTGGTGCACCATCATATATCTTAGTAAAGTTGCCTGTCACAGGCGAAGTTAAATTGTTTCACGGCTGTAAAACCAAGGACCTGGGCCAAAGTAACGTGTTTTCTGTGCCCGGGTTGTACGAGGGACAGCTCACGGACCTAGATTTCCGCAAATTTGCGACAAACTCCCAAACTCCTGCATAAAACCAAAAACCCTTTTTGCTAAAATACGATGCACACCAGCCAGGCGCCCGGCGCCCGGTGCGCAGCTGCAAAAACAGGATAAAAGTTATCCACATGTAATGGTTTGTAATGGTTGCTTTTGTGTGTCAGATATTATATAATATAATTAGAAATATAACAAAGGAGTAGAAATGGTATTACCAGAAGATAGTAACAATGCAGTAGTAGATGCATTAAATAGAATACACGAAGCGTTAGAAGATAACAACACCGTGTTAAATAGAATAGCAAATCATTATGATAGTATTGTACCTACAATGAGAAAGAATCAAGAGGCAATACTCGATGATAACAGAAGTACATTAGACAAGATGTACGAGGGGATATTTAAGAAGGCTTAAACTCCGAAACTCCCATGGGTTATCTATAACCTTTGTTGTGGATAACCTGTGGATAACTCGCGCCCGGGCCCGTGCAGCCCTGACTGACGTACCGCAAACTCCGAAACTCCCATAAATGGCTAAAAACCTAGATAAATTGAAACGCCCATTTGAGCCCTACAGGCACCGGGCGCCCGCCAGTTCCCGGGAGATGCAAATTATTTTTCGTTGGATTTCTGCGATTTTTTATGCCCGGGTTCTTGACTTCCTGGCCTGAAGGAGCTATATGACCAGGAAGGATATAGAAAGTAGAAGGTAAAAATGTTACATTTCCTAGCAATTTTGGTCCTCGGATCTTTAAAGTTGGCAGCTGGTGCTGCAGCTCTGTGGCTGCTGCTTCAATATTTTTGAGCTGCTGCAAACTCCTGCAAACTCCTAAAGGTTTGCTACACCATATAAAAGGTGA